GAACTGGCCAGCATTACAGGTATGCGTGATGGCCAACCACAAATGACACCTAGACTAGATGAAGCAAGGAAGATATTAGATGCCATACAGCGTAGTAAGTAACCACCCTGAGTGTGAAGGGTATGCAGTTGTAAAAACTGATACCAATGAGCTAATGGGTTGCCACAAAATGCAATCCCAGGCTGAGGATCAATTAACTGCAATTAACATTTCAGAATATGGTGAAAACCGATCTGAAAGCGTAGAACAGGTAGAAGAAAAAACAAGATTTAACACTGCCCTACAAATACTAAAAGATTTAAAAAAAGAGATATAATTTTGTCAAGTCGTAGAACACCTAACCCCGATTACCGGCGCGTTACACCTTCTCACTAAAACAACTAACTAACAGGAGAACCATGTCTAATACTTTTTTAACTTCTCTCCGTGAGAAGCGCGAATCAAAGACATCTCTGATTCAGGCAACTTTAGATCGTGCCGCAGAAGAAGCACGCGATCTATCCGAAGTTGAGTTGGCTAATGTAGAAGCCCTTAACCTAGAAATTAAAAAGTTGGATGAGCGAATTGAGCAGATGTCCGATATTGAAATCCGTAATCAAAAAGCCGCAGATTTAGCCGCTAAAGTTGATGCGAACATTGAGCCAAAGAAAGAAGCACGCGCAGGTGGCTTTGTAGTTACAAGCGAGCAACTTACTTACTCAGAGAGATCAAGTAATGATTTCTTAACAGATGCTTTAAAAGCACAATTTAAAACAGATGGTGAAGCCAGTGCGCGTATTGCACGCCATCAACAGGAAATGGCAATTGAGAAACGTGCAGTTGGTACATCCAACTTTGCAGGCTTAGTAGTGCCACAATACCTAGTTGATCTATACGCACCATTAGCACGCGCCGGCCGCCCATTCGCGGATGCCGCACGCAAGCACCAATTACCAACTCAGGGTATGTCAGTAGTTATCTCTAAGATCAATACTGGTACAACCACTGCATATCAAACATCTCAGAACACAGCCGCAGTATCACAAGATATTGCAGACAACACCCTAACTGTAAATGTAAATACAATTGCAGGCCAACAATCAGTATCTAAGCAAGCATTACTACGCGGATACAACATTGAGGGAATTGTTCTAGGTGATTTGATCCGTGATTATCACACTAAGTTGGATAACTCACTTCTAAATGGATCAGGATCAAACGGACAACCATTAGGTCTATTAAATATGACCACTGGAGTTCTAGTAACTTACACAGCTACAACCGGTACAGTTGCAGGTCTATATCCAAAGATTGCTGATGCAATTCAACAAATCCAAAGCAATATCTATGTAAATCCAAATGCAGTAATCATGCACCCACGCAGATTAGGTATGCTATTGGCTGGAGTAGATAGTCAGAACAGACCATTGATTGTGCCACAGGCATACAATCCAATGAACGCAATGGGTACAGGTAACGGCACACCTACTTATGGTAACTCAGGTTACTCAATTCTAGGATTGCCAATTATCGTTGATGCTAACATTGCAACAAATCAAGGTGCAAGCACAAATCAAGACACAATCTTTGTGGTTGATTTGAATGAAGCCCATCTATGGGAAGAAGCCGCCGCACCAACCTATGTTACATTTGAAGAGCCATCAGGCAAGGTTGCAATCAATATCGTTCTATTTGGTATGTCAGCATTTACCGCAGAGCGTTATCCAAAAGCAATTGCACAAATTAACGGCACAGGTTTAGCAACACCAAGTTTCTAAACCAATAAGTTTCCAGGCCGCTACCCTTCCAGTGGCCTGGATTCTAACTATGATCGGTATTTAATGAATGGAGTTTGTCTAATGTCCCAGGGCAGTACAGGATTTGGATACCGATCATGGCTATAACAAATGGATATGCAACATTAACTCAAATTAAGGCTTACATGTCTATATCAGATAATACTGATAATGACCTGCTAGAAGATTTAGTTGAATCAGCTTCAAGATCAATTGATCGGATTGCTAATAGAAGATTTTATTTAGATGCCGTGGCATCAGCGCGGCTTTATCGCGCCTATTCAGATATTTTTGTTTATGTAGATGATATTGGTACTACATCAAGTTTAGTTGTACAAACCGATTCAAACGGCAATGGCACATACGCCAAAACTTTAACTTTAAATCAAGATTACATTTTAGACCCCTTAACCGCATCATCTTTAGGCCGCCCATTTACACAATTGACTATGGTGTCTAATACTGAAACCTGGCCAATTTTCCCAGGGCTAACACAAAATGGATTACGCCCAGGTGTGCAAGTAACTGCAAGATGGGGCTGGCCGTCAGTACCGGATGATATAAATATGGCTTGTTTAATTCTTACTGCCGATTTGTATAAGCGTAAAGATGCACCTGGTGGCATATTAGGATTAGGTGATTTAGGCGTAGTTAGAATGTCCCCAATCGGTAGAGATGTAACTGCAATGGTCAGAGCTTACAAAAAAGAAGTTATTGCATGAATCCCAGCACAGTTAGAACTAACCTTAAAACTGCCTTAAGCACAATTACAGGTATGCGAGTATTTGACTATGTGCCGGACTCTACAAATATCCCAACCAATAACGCCTTTGCAATAGTCGGCCAATTATCAATGAATTATGATTACACACTAAATAGAGGATTTGATTCTGCAAGCTGTCAAATCATTGTCGTAGTTGGCAGAATGAGTGAAAAAGATGGACAATCAAGATTGGATGGGCTACTTGCTTCATCCGGTTCTACTTCAATTAAAACCGCTGTTGAAGCAGATAAAACTTTAGGCGGTGCTGTTCAAACTCTAAGAGTTGTGTCTGCAAGCCCTGGCACAATTACATCCGCTAACATTGACTACCTAAGTTATCAATATGCGGTTGAGTTGATAGGTTAGTAACGAGAGGAAAAATATGGCCATATTTATGGGTAACAAAGTTGCCGTCATATTCGGTAGTACTAATACTATTACTGATCATGTCAGCACTGTCAGCCTTGCACGAGAAATTGATCAGGTTGAAATCACAACAATCGGGGATACAGTACAAAACATGATAGGCGGAATTGAACGCCCTACATTAAATCTTGAACTGTTCAACGATTTTGCGGCATCATCTGTGAACGCATTATTTGAAGATGCTTTAGGCACAAAGGTTAATATCAAGTTAATCCCAGTAGCCGGTACAGTATCTGCAACAAACCCAAGTTATACAATGTCATGCTTAGTATCATCATGGACACCTATCAATGGTGCTGTTGATGCGGTAGCAAGCGTATCTGTATCACTGCCGGTAACTGCATTAACAAAATCAACAAGCGCGTAATAAGAAAAGGGTGGGACAATGCACAAAATTGAAATTGTTAAAAAAGATGGTAAGAAAGTAACCTATGATCTTACGCCATCCGCAAAGGTGGCGTTTGAGGCCGAATTTAAAACAGGCTGGCGTAAGAGATTAGGCGAGCTACAAATGGAAAGTGATCTGTGGTGGTTTGCCTGGCGTTTAGAAAAGGATGCCGGCAAAACTGAACTTTTATTTGGTGATGATTATATCAATCAGTATTTAGATGTTGATTTGATATATGACTCAAAAAATGGATAGACCGCCACGGCCAAATTTACGAAATCGCTTCCGTGTCGGTTGCAACAGGTATCAGCCCTAAAGATTTGTTAGAGGTTGATCCAGCGATTTATGCAGCCATAAAAGCCATTTTGCAAGAACGCCAATTCAAAAATAAAAAGGCAACAGTTAGGCGGAAGTAATGATTAAGCCAAGATACGCAGAACTTCCTGGCCGTACTAGATCATTGGCGGCAGTGCCATCAATCTATGTTGAAAATTTAACTGAACTTCTTGAAAAAATGAAAAAGGTAGACCCTGATTTACAAAAAGAATTTAGAAGGGAATTAAGCAAGGCTGTTAAGCCTGTTGCAAAATTAGCACAAAGTTTTGTACCACATTCACCATTCCCAGGATGGCGTGATGTTGAGCCAAGTTATCCGCCACAATGGGGTTGGGCTAATGATCAAGTACACCGGGGTAGAACTATTGGTCAAGATAAAAAAAGCCGTTGGAAATGGTCGCAAACAGAAGTTATACGCGGCATAAGAGTAAGCACGGCTAAAAGTAAAGTACAAAGAATTAAAGGCGTTACATTTGGTGTAACTGCAATAGCGGTAATAAATAAATCTGTACCAGGTATAATTTATGAGTTGGCAGGGTTTGGATCATCACGCTCACGCGCAAGAACTAGGCGCATAAGCCGTAACCCAAATGCTAGTGAATCATTTATTGGTAAATTGCAGGGTACTGCCAATGGAGGTTACAGAGAAAAAAGATTGATTTATAGGGCATCTCAACAATTAGGTGGCCAAGTAAATGATAATCTATACGGAGTATTAAAAAAATATCTAGGCAAAGAATTTAGAGGTTAATCATGGCATTGAGTCAATATGTAGCGATTAACTTTTTAACTAAGTTTGATAAAAAAGGTTTAGAGCGTGCCACTAAAGAGCTAAAAGGTTTTGACAAATTAGTAGCTACTGGCACATTTAGATTAAAAACTTTTGCTAAAGCCGGCGCAATTGCGGCCGCAGCCGGTTTGACTATTTTTGCTAAACGATCAATTGAAGCGGCTTTAGCTCAAGAAAAATTAGATAAGCAATTACAATTATCTTTAAGAAGCCTAGACGAAGAATTTAGATTCCCTGAAATTAAGGGGTTTTTAGATACTTTAGAACGCGCTACAAATGTTACTGGCGAACAGCTAGTACCTGCATTTAGAAAATTGGTAACTCAAACCGGAGATTTACAATCAGCACAATTTTTATTAAGCACAGCCTTAGATACAGCCGCTGGCACAGGTGTAGATTTAAACACTGTTTTAGATGCCATAAATAAAGCCGCAATAGGCAATTACAAATCAATAGTATCGTTAGGTATTGGATTTACCACGGCAGAGGCAAAAGCAGCTGGATTTACTAAAATTATTCAAAGCCTTGATAAGTATCAGGGTGCGGCAGAAAAACAAACCAAAACATTTTCAGGTCAATTAGAGTCATTTCAAATAAGCGCGGGTAAAGCTACTGAAACTTTAGGTTTAGGATTTTTAACCGCAGGCGCATACATAACCGGCGCACAAGGTAAATTAGATGTTTTTGGTGCAACCCTTGAAACTACTGCCACACAATTTTCAGATATTTTAGTTGGATCAGCAAAATCATTTGGCGATAAAGGTTTAGGTGGTTATTTAGATTTAGCGTTAGTCGCACTAGAAGGTTTAGTTGGCGAATCAGTAACCCTACAAAAATTGGAAAAAGAAGGCATTAAAATAAGAGAACAGCGCATACTGCAAGAACGCGGCTATTTAGGTTTATCACAATTAACTATTGATGCGCTAGAACAACAAAGATTATATGGCAAAAAAGAATTAACCACAGAACAAATCTTGCAAAAAATACAAAAAGATATTTTGGCTAGAGAAAAGAAATTGACCAAAGAAAAAAAATTACAAAGAACATTTGATGAAAAGAAAACCCAATTAGAAGGTATGTTTGACCTAGAAAAAATAAACCTACAAGCTGCATTGAGTAGAAAATTATCAGGCGAAGATCAAATCCGCGTAGAGATACTTAAGAAGTTGGCAGAGGGTACAGCCGAAGCAATTGATGAAGCGGCTAGATATGCAGACGTATTAAAGGTAATTGAAGATGGTCAAATCACAACTGAAGAAGTTGAAATGCTGGCTGAAAAATGGGGAATAACTGGGCTTGAAGTTATATTGTATTTAAAACTTTTATTTGACTCTAATGAAGAATTAAGAAAAATGTTAGGGTTATTAGATGAAATTGGCAAAAAGGCCAAAGGCATTAGTTTTAGATTTGATCCGGCAAGATTTAGAATGGGTGAAGAAAAAGATAGAATTGGCGAGCCTGAATTACCTGAAAGTGATGAGCAAGAAAGACTAAGAAGATTTCGTGAATTAGGTGCGCCTGAATTTGCATTAGGTGGCATTGTTACTAGACCCACCGCCGCCATAATTGGTGAGGCTGGGGCTGAGGCAGTAATTCCATTAGATCAGATGGGTAGTATGGGTGGTAGCGTAAATATCAATGTTGCCGGATCAATTATTTCCGAAGGTGAATTACAATCAGTAATTCAAAATGTTTTATACAACATGAACCGAGCAGGATCGGTAAGTCAATTAACTAACTTAGGTAGATAATGTCAGCTGCTAATTTAAGTGTTGAAATAGATTTTTCCAATGGTGCAACATTTGATCCGGCATTAGTTTTAGATGATCCGGCAACCCCATTAGATAAAGCGGTGTTAGGCACAGATGTTTCAGATGTAATTGACATAACACCCTTTATGACACAATCTTTTATTAAACGCGCATTTAATAGATCGGCAGATTCCTTTGTGGGTGGCAATGCAAGAATTGTTTTTGTAGATCAAACAGGTGAGTTTAACCCAGCCAATACATCTTCACTTTTATTTGGCAAAATTAGGCCAATGCGTAAAATTAGATTTAGGGCAGAATTTTTAGGTGTTACCTATAACTTAGGATCATTTTATATTCAACAATGGGACTACCAAAGCCCTACCGGATTTGATCCGGCTTATGTAACTTTAAATTGTGTAGATGGATTCCAACTATTAAATTTATCAACTTTAACTACTGTTACAGGTGGCGTAGCAGGTCAAACAACCGCACAAAGAATTACGAGTTTATTAGATGCCGGCGATTGGCCAGGCGGTATGAGAGAGATTTCTACAACTGCAACTACAACTGTCCAAGCTGATACCGGCGCATCTAGATCATTATTATCAGCCTGTCAAACAGTAGAACAAACTGAGTTAGGTGCTTTTTTTGTTAATGAATTAGGATTTGTAGAATTTTTATCTAGGGCAGATATTGTCACATTATCAGGTGGTACACCTACATTGTTTAGTGATCAAATAGGGTCAGGTGATATTACCTATCAGGCAGTCCAATTTGATATTTCAGATGAACAAATGATTAACCAGGTTGCAGTAACACGCACCGGCGGTATTACGCAAGTTGCCAGTGATGCGGCATCAATAAATGATTACTTTAAACATAGCAGGGTAAGAAGCGGCATTATGGAAACCGATTTAGAAGCTGAAAATCAAGCATTAACAATTATTGCTTCCCGAAAAGAGCAGGGTGTTAATATCCAGTTGAACTCACTTAAAGTAGATGCCTTTGGTACAGATGACCCATCAAGAACAGTTGCCGCTTTAAATTTGGATGTTTTTGACCCAATACAGGTAACTCAAACATTTCCTAATGGCAATGTGGTATCAGATACCCTAATTGGTGGGGTGGAGTATCAGATAACCCCTAGAAGTTTTATGGTGACTTTTTCATGCGCCCAACCCTTTGCGGTGGGTTTTTTGCTAGACTCTAGCGTTGATGGAATTTTAGATGAAGATTTTATTACTTATTAGGAGTGTGTAGATGGCAACCTTTGTAACCGGTCAAGTCTTAACGGCGGCTCAAATGAACAGCATCGCCAATCTTACTGTTAGGGGTGTATCAACAAC